GCGCGGAAGATATTAGAGAGGTCATACCCGTCAACCCTAACACGTTCTACTGGAACGGGGCAGAAGATCTGCGGGAAGAAATGTATGGCATCTAATCCCAGCGCAGGGTTACGCGCACAACAACTCCAACAATCAAACAACGTAAAGGATACAAAATGTTTGAAATAGATCTAGGAGCATCAGGCTCCGACATTAACACATTCCTGCAATGGTCAGCCCGTGGCACACAGGACGGCTCCGTCAGAGCCAAGCAGTTCTACATCCGTGATGGTGCGGCAAAGGATGAGTTTGAGGCTGCGCAAACAAACGGCTTTGTCATTGACTTGGACAGCCTCAAGACAGGTTGGCAGAAGTCAGACGGCATGGTCGGCGTAGCTCCAGAATGGAAGTGGAACCCGACAGTCAATCAAATGATGGGCAAGCCTGGTGATGATTACAAGAAAGGCTTTTCGGTTAAGTGTGCTATCGGCGGCGGCAAGGTCGCCATGTGGGAGCAAGCAGGCGCCGGCGTGTGGGCCGCTCTAACAGACCTAGCTCCAAAACTGAGCCAAGGCACAAACGGCCAAATGCCACTCATCAAAATGGTTGAGGCCAAGGAGATCAAGTTTACCAAAGGCTCCACATGCTACCCGATCTTTGAGATCGTAAAGTGGGTAGACAAGCCAGACTGTCTGAAAGAAGGTGTCGCCGCAGGAATAGCAGTCGAAGAAACTGCACCCGCACCCGCACCGGCCCCAGCTCCTGCACCAGCCCCGGCTGACGCAGAGTTTTAAATGAAAAAAGCCCAGCGGTCATAGCCGCTGGGCAGTTCAGGGGAGGAATCAATGAAAATGGAAGTGGAAGAACAAATGGAAATGGCTCCCAAAACCGAAATCATTAAGCAGTTCATAGCACAGATCACAGAAAATTGGAACACTGTGGGCCAACCGCTCATAGAGATACGTTCTATATCGCAATCTGGATCAGCAAACGCCGCAAGATTTGCACTAAAAAACATCGAAGACGCAGCACAACACGCCCAGGCAATGAACGAAGCCAAGCAAAACATCTACATGTGCATCAATCCAATTGACCCAATCATAGAGATACCAGCAGGCCAAGCCGCCAAAGACACAGACATCCTAGCCGCGTTCTATTGCTTTGCAGACGCAGACACAGCAGGCGCAATGGAAAACATCCTGTCTTTCGCCGGCCCAAAGTTCACAATGTCGATCAAGACAGGAACAACGCCATTCGCAAGAGGCCACGCATACTGGCAGCTCGAAGAGCCAGTGCAAAACATGCAAGCATGGCGTGACGTACAAAAAGCAATCGCCGCCTCGCTCCAAACAGATGCAGCAGTCATCAACCCATCACGCATCATGCGCGTGGCAGGCACAGTCTCATGGCCCAACAAAAAGAAACAAGACAAAGGATACGTCCCAGAGCTGGTCACAATGCGGACAGAGTTCTCAACAGACAGAGAGCCTGTCGAATTTGAACGCATGATGCGCGCATTCCCAAAAACAGAGCCACAGGCTGCTAGCACAATGAGCATAGACCTCGGCCAGCAAGCAATGGACAGGCAACTGGCAGTCCAGAATGTGCTAGCAGGCGAGGATTGGCATCACAATATGGTGCGCCTGGTTGGATCATACGTTAACAAAGGCCTAGCAGACGAAGAGATCCACGCAATCACAGATGGCTTCACCCTGGGCGGCTACACAGTGGACGAAACAAGGGCAGAGGTGCAGAAGGCAATCGACGGGGCCAGAGCAAAAGGCTGGACGCCACCGCCAGACCCAGCAGCCGAGCGCATGGAGCAGCAGAACCAGACACTGCAAGTAGCCACAGAGCCAACACAGAGCTACACAGAGCCTGATACAGGCAATGAATGGCCCACGCCCTACGAAATGTTTGATGCGCTCACACTGCCCCGCAGAGAGTGGGTCTATGGATACGACTACATCAAGAAGTATATCAGCGTCACAGCATCTGCCGGCGGCATAGGCAAGACATCCGCAATCATTGTGGAAGCACTGGCAATATCGACAGGCAAAGACCTGCTTGGCGTAAGGGTCAAGGAGCAGTGCAACACCTGGGTCATAAATTTGGAAGATCCTATCTCAGAACTTCAAATGAGAACCATAGCAGCCATGCAGCACTATGGCCTCAAGCCAGATGACATCAAAGGCCGACTATTCATGGACGGCGAGGACACCATGCAGATCACGCTGGCAGCAGAAGGCAGGGACGGCCTGATCCAGAACGATGAGCTGCTGGCATTTATGATCCGCAAGATCAAAGAAAAAAATATAGGTGTCGTAATATTAGATCCCTTCATATCTGCCCATCTGGTCAATGAGAATAATAATGGAAGCATCCAGGCAGTCGTAGCAATGCTCAGGAAGCTGGCAAGAGACACCAACAGCTCAGTACAGCTCGTGCATCACATCCGTAAAGGCAACGGAGAAGCCGCGACAGTGGACTCAGTGCGCGGTGCAGGCAGCCTGATCGGTGCAGCAAGAGCAGCAAGAGTGATAAACAGGATCACTCCAGAAGACGCAATGGCACTCGGGGTGGACGAACAAGAGGCGCTTGGCATCTTCCGCCAGGACGATGGCAAGGCAAACCTCGCACCGCCATCAGACAAGGCAACATACCGCCGTATGATCTCAGTCGAAATCGCAAACTCTGAGTTGATTGGTGTAGCCACAGAGTTCAAACTTCCTAATTTATTCGACGGCGTAACAGCCAAAGACCTGTACGATGTCCAAAGAACAGTCGGCAAGGCAGAGGAAAACGATAAGGCATACCGCTCAGACATCAGAGCAAAGAACTGGATCGGCAATGCAGTCGCAGAACAGCTCGACCTCGACACAGAAAAGCCAGGGGACAAAGCAAAGGCAAAGGCAATCGTCAAGAAGTGGATCAGCACAGGCAACCTCAAAGTCGCAGAGATAAGAGACAGCCGAAGCGGAAGAGATGTGCCGTGCGTAGTGGTCGGTGAATGGATCAATTGGGAGGAAGCACAATGAACCCTTATAAATCACCAAGAGGTAACGTATTAATAAGTTTTTCTGGCGGAAGAACGTCAGGATATATGCTGCACCAAATCTTAGAAGCAAACGGCGGTCTGCCAGATACAGCAAAGGTCACATTCGCAAACACTGGCAGAGAAATGCCAGAAACACTCGACTTTGTGCAAGAATGCTCAGACAGGTGGAGCGTGCCAATCACTTGGCTGGAGTTTCGTAAAGACATGCCAAAGTTTGAAACTGTCAGCCACAACAGTGCAAGCAGAAACAGTGAGCCATTCGAGCAACTTTTACAAACAAAAGGTAATTACCTGCCAAACCAAGCGCAACGCTTCTGCACGCAGCAGATGAAGGTGCTGACAATTAAACGCTACCTCGTCAGCCAAGGCTGGAAGAGATGGACAAATACAGTCGGCATCCGAGCAGACGAAGCACACAGGGTCAAACCATCAACAGACAACAGATGGACAAACTGGTTCCCGCTGGCAAATGCCAATGAAACAGTCAAGGATGTGATGGCGTTTTGGAAGGGCCAGAAATTTGATCTCAAGGTAATGAAAGGAGCGGGCAATTGTGATGGCTGCTTTCTAAAGTCAGAGGCAACACTTGCAGCCATGTGGCGAGAGCATCCAGACAGAATGAAGTGGTGGGCTGATATGGAGCAAAAGACTGGCGGGACGTTTCACAAGTCAAGGAGCTACAAAGATTTGGGCAGCTTTGTCAGCCGCCAAGGAGATTGGATATTTGATGACGAAGCATTCCTTTGCCAAGCAGATGACGGAGAATGCACAGGATGATTCCACACTTCCACAGTTGTTTTTCCGAACTGTGGATGAACTGTGGAACTGTGGAAGAAAAGGCCACAAATACTTCCACCACAGTAGTTGTATGTATATGCATACTACTGTGGTGGAATGTGGATTATATGAAACTGTGGTGATTTAACTGTGGAGATGATGATGAATACGCAGAAGCCCAAGAGGCCAAGGCGCCAAAAGAAGGCAGACAGAATATTCAACCCGCAAGCACATAAGGATCAAATCATGTGTGACTATGCAATCGCCCCAATGGATCGGCTGGCAATACAGATGGACACAAAGTGGGGCATCGACATGCTGCCAGAATTGGTAAGCGTCGAAACAGCGCAGAAGTATGGATCAGCAATGGCAAAGATGAACAAGGCTATCGAAGAAAACAATCCAGAAGAATGTAAGGTCAGAGCAGAGGTCGTCGTGAGAGGACTCAAGGCAATGGATGCAGAGGCAGAGAGACTAGGCGCACAGAGAGCCTCAACAGACATCTGGGAGATGGAACTGGATGGCGAGACCTTTGGCATTATGAAAGACGGAAGGTCGTGGCAAAAGATCAAAGAGCAACGGCCAGACCTAGAGCTGCTGACGCTCAGAGAGGTGGCACTCGCATACCGAAACTTCCGAGACCACAACGCAGGAGAGTTCGAGAAGGCAGTCAAAGAATCATTCCCAGCAGCAGAGGTGATCGACATCCGAGCAAAGCCGAAAGTGTTTGATGATGACATCCCATTCTGATAAAAAGTAATTGCCCGTTGAGCTGCTTCCACCTGTTTCCACAGCTCAACACTCAACAACTGGCCCAGCATTATTGCGCTGGGCCTTTTTTGTGCTATGATCCCAAAAAACAGATGAGGCACACATGGCTAAGAAACCAGTAAAAATTAACGCCGAGCTGATGCACAAGATCGCTGACCGCTTGGCCGTAGGCGAAACACTCAAAGACATACTCAAGACAGCAGGCATGCCAACCTATCAAGGTGTCATGCAAGCCGTGCTGCGTGACGATGATCTGTATGAGGTCTACCGCAGAGGCAGAGTGATGCAGTCAGAATACTTCACTGACCACATCAACAACCTAGCAGTGTCGCCACTTCCTACGTTTGAGGATAACAGGCTGGCTAACGCAGAGGTGCAACGGCGTAGGCTTGAGATTGATACATTGAAGTGGACGCTAGCAAGGAACATGCCTTGGGGCGTAAGGGACAAGAAGGAAGATCAACCACAAGCCCAGACGTTCACAATCAGTTGGGCTGGTGGAGATGTTGAGGTCAATACCACTGAGGTTGTGCCTGACCAAAAGGAAGAGAGGGT